GGTGGAATTCTCCTGCGTTCGGGATCAAACAATGTCAAAGCCTACAATCTGGATAGCGTCCTCGAAATCTGCGGAAGATTCGTCTAAGAGGTCTAGGTCAATGCCGTCTGCCTGCCATGCGTAGACAGGGCGCAGGGTGCAGCCCGAACCGGGCACGACACCGTAGCCAGTGCCGTGCTTGAACTCTGAACACTCCCAGCTGTCGAGGTATTCCTCGCCGTTCCATCCGTCCGCGGCGTAGTAGTGACCGCCAAGCAGGTAAACGGGAATGCGGGATTCAAAGAAAAAACCAACGTGTTCAATGGGCTTTGTCATTTTTTTGTTTCCTCCTGTTGTGTGCTTGTTTGTTTCTGTGTCTATATATTAGCACAAATAATATATTTTGTCAATGCAAAATAGATAAAAAATATTATTTTCTCAACACTCGGAGCTTGCTAGCATAAGAAAAGCCCAGGCTGTGCGCCTGGGCTTTGTTGTTTATACTTCGCCGTAGGAGGTTACGGCGGGGTCGTCCACAATGTAGAGGCCGGACAGCAGCCTAAACCACGGCTGGCCGTCCGCGCCCTGGACGCGGGCCTCCACCTCCAGACGCTTGCCGCTCTCCACCAGCTGGGCCACGTTGTCGTCGTCTTTGGTGGGGGTGCGGCGCAGGTTGGTGTAGCCGTGGTGGATCGTCAGCACATAGCCGTGGAGTTTTTCGCCCTCCTGCACAGGCTGTGCGCCGTCCTGTGCGTCGTTTTCCGTGTCGGCGTCCTCGGTATCGTCTGCGGCGTTCTCGGCGTCCTGGGTCTGTTTCTGGGCTAGCAGCGCGTCGGCGGTTTCGCCTTCTACGGTATGGGCTGCGATCTCCGCGTCCAGGGCGGCGACGATCTGCGCCTTGCTGGCGTTCTTCTTGATCTCGACGCCCAGCTGCGCAGCGATCTCCAGCAGCTTCTCCTTGCTGTCCTCCACGCTGTACTCCGGCACGGCCTCGACACCCTCCGGCAGCTGTGCGGCCAGCTCGTCGGCGTTTACTGTCTTACCTGCCATGCGCGCGGCCACTGCCGCCTGGATCAGGTCGTTTTCTTTCTTTGCTGCCATGATTTAGTCCTCCTTTTCGGTGTCGGTGAGGTTGGCGGCAGGGTTCTTTGCCTCGATCAGTTTTTGAGTTACCGCCAGCCCCTTTACCAGAAAGTCCGGCACATCGTAGCCCATTTCGACCAAATTCTCCAAAATGCTGCGGGCCTCATTGACGATCAGAGAGGCCAGCACCCACCAGCCCAGCAGCAGGAGCCAGTCCAGCTGCAAGCCCAGCATATCAACGCAAAGAGCCTGGAGGCAGCCCGCCAGCTCAAAGGCCACGGCCACGACGGCCCAGTAGCCCAGCTTTTTGAGCGCTCCCTTTAAGCCCACCTTGGAACTTTCGACGCCCTGCTTGTTGGCCTTGTACCAGCCCGTGAGCCAGTCCACGACGTTGAGAGCCAGGAACGCGGCGAACAAATACCAGTGTTCGCCCAGGATCGCGGCGGCGATAGTCACAAATGCGCCCAGGAAAAGGTTGTAGTAGTCGATGATCCGCTTTGCCATTGTCTTGTCCTCCTTTTATTCGACGGCCTGGCAGCTGTACAGGCTTTCCAGCGCCAGGCGCTGCACGACGGGCAGCAGGGCCGTTTCGATAGGTTTCTTGTCGCCGCTGGTTACAGGCCCTAGGCTAAACTGGTAGCGGTTAGCCGTGGGCGTTGCCGGGGTCTTGGCGGTGTCGGTGGTGGCCTGTTTCGCGTATCCGTTGAGGCCCGCCTGGCGCATGATTGCCGGGTAGTCCTTATAGCTCACATCACAGTCCAGGCTGTTGCCAAAGCCCGCGATTTTCAGCGCGTTTTTGCTGCTGTACTGCCACAGGCCGTTCTGTACTGCTGCGGTGTCGGTGGCCGTGTAGGCGGCTTCCCACTTATCAAAGCCAGACAGCGCGGACAGGTTTGTGTAGTTGAGGAAAAAGTCCCGGCTGCAATAGATGGCGGCATAGTAGCCCGCCGCCTCCAGAACTTCCAGCGCGGCCTGGATGATCGCCGTGTTGGTGGCCTTTCCGCAGCTCTTGTTAAACGGTTCATATTCCACATCGTAGTAGATCGGGTAGTCCCACTTGTGGCCCGCCAGCATTTTGACGACCTGCTGCGCGGTCAGACGGGCTGCAGCTGCGCTCTTGTCGTAACAGTAGAAATATACGCCCATCGGGACGCCGTACTTCTCGCAGCCCTGGACGTTCGCCAGGAACTGGCCGTCCGTGTACAGTCCGCCCTTGCCGTGGCGGGCCGAATAGCCCACGCGCAGCAGGGCAAAGCCCGGATTGCTGCCGCCGTTCACGCGGCGCAGTTCGCTGGCTGTGCGCTGCCAGTTGATTGCCCCCTGGTGGTGGGACACGTCAATGCCGTGAATTTTCATTTATGCCTCCTGTGTTTCTTGCTTTGCTTCCTGGGCCGGGCGCGGTTTCCCGGTAATTTTCTGGGCCTGGGCCTCGGTGATCCGGCCCGCGTCGGCCATCTGCCAGACTTGGGCCTCGGTGATCGCGTGCAGCCGATACTGTATCTTGATAAATTTATACATCGCCATCACCTCCGCCCAGGAGCATATCGACCATTGCGGCCTCCAGGGCTACCAGGCGCTCGTGGTCGCTGGGCTGGTCGGGGCTTGCCTCCGGCCAGTTCTCGCCCACGGCCCAGTAGTCGTCGAAGCGCTCCTGTACATTCTCCGGGGTGAGCTGTTCGCCGTGGCGTGCGTAGACTTCCTCACACTCCCACTGTGTCATGGTCTGGCCGTCCGCAGTGTCTGCGATCTGTTTCTCCACGATGTTACGGCGCAACCACACATCAGAGGCCCCCGTAGGGAGCACGCAAATTTTCACGGTGTCCGGCTTTTCGCTAAAATAGGCGGTTTGTTTCATGCTGCTATTGGCTCCTTTCTTTGTTGCTGTGCGGCTTTTCTGTCCACATAGCTTACGGATTTTTGCGCGGCCTTGCAGATTGTCCAGGCGTCGAGCCGCCGTGTTGCTGTCCTGGTGTTCGTGTGTTTGAAATAGCCCTTGTAGCTGCTTATCTTCCGGGCGCGCCAGTGCGGCACATATCCCAGGCTTTGCAGATCGCGGGCCGCCCTTAGAAATTGCCGCCGGATTCTGCGGTATATGCGGCGGCGTATTCTGGTTCCCTTATATCCTATCACAAAGCCCATTATGTCGACTGCCCCGGCCTTTAGGTCGATCTTGCCCCAGTCTGGTTTTATCGTGATTCCCAGGTTTTTCTGCGCCCAGATCGCGGCCTGTTTCATAGCCTTGTCCATGTCTGCGGCGCGGGTTCCGATTATCACGAAATCATCCATATAAAAGAGGCAATGGCGGACTATTCGCTGGCGCTGTACTGTTCCGTCACGCTTGCGTCGGATTTTCTCCATGCCCTCCAGATAGCGGCATAGGTAGGATAGCGCGTAGTTGCAGAGCCATTGCGACAGGTAAGAGCCTATCGCCAGCCCGGTTGTTACACACTTGTGCGTTTCCAGCAGCGCACCCACAAACCACAGTAGCGTCTGGTTTTTATGTATATCCCGGCGCAATAGCTCCATGGTTTTGTCCGGCGTCAGGCTTGCGTAGCATTTCTTTATGTCGCCCTTGCGGACGTGGCGCGCCTGTTTGTCTCGTCTTATCCATTTTTCCAGGTGGCGTTTGCCGTAGCCTTGGCCCCTGCCCGGTATGCTGGCGCATTGAAACGGCCCGATTTTGGCGCGGAATAGTTCGCGTAGTGCGCCCACGGCCACATAGTCCATACACTGCTGCATGGCCGTGGCCTGGCAAAGATCGCGCAGTTTTCCGCTTAGACCGTCACGGCGTTGGAATGTCCGCAGTGGTCGCAGGTTCAGATCGCGCGCTCTGATCCGGCGCGCGATCTCCGCGGCGACGCCAGCTGTTGCCGGGATCAGCCTGTTATAGTCCTTGGCTTTTGCGTCGGCCAGTACCTGTTCCTTTGTCATTCCGCCGTAACGTATCAGCAAATTTATAAAGCCGTTTTCTTTCCACCTCCCACTGAAACACTCAAATACAAAGTTTTCTATCTGCTTGGGGTCGGATATATCAATCTTTTTGCAATACGTTTTCGTACTTCGGCCCCCTTGTCTGCTTTTGGTTGAGCGCAAGAACTTTCGGTTTCAGCTTCTCCGCCTATTCTACTAGCCCCCGGCGCGGTCTTTCCGCGTCGCGGGGCCGCCCGTGTTTTTCCTCACAGTTGGCCCCGTGCCGGTTCCACTCAATTTTTGCGGATTTCGTCCGCATGGTTCATGCTGCCATAGTGGCAGCACAGGCCCGGCTGTCTGCCGGGCGCGGTGTACAACGCAATAAAAAGCGATAAATTTAACCAAATGCGCCACACAGGCCGTTCCAATTCGCGTTGCCCGTCCAATTGTTCGCGTTACCGCCCGACAGGCCACAATTGCCCCTGTCATTGAGCGTATTCCAGGCCCACCACGCATTGACGCGGGAGCCAGCGGGAGGCACATAGACGGCAGCCCGGTGACACGCTGCACACCCCTAAAAGGGGACGCTGTCCCCTCTATGCCGGGTCAGGCCCCGGCATATTCACCCCTATTTGCCCCGGAGCCACAAGCGCCACACAGGCCGAGCCAACTCGCGGTGCCCGTCCAAAAGAACGCGTTACCGCCCGACAGGCCACAAAGGCCCCTGTCAAGGAGCGTAGCCCAGGCCCACCACGCAGCGACGCGGGAGCCAGCGGGAGGCACAGAGACGGCAGCCCGGCAGCCGTTTGTAGAGCTTGCGCCCGATCCGGCGTCCACGGGGTACATGTTGCCGTCTGCGTCGATCTCCACATCTTTCTCGTACATCCACTGGCTCGTCTGGGTCGTGGGCATCGTAAGCACAATCGGGGAGCGCACAGCGTCGGCTGTAATGGAGGTAGCGATCTGCGCCGCCTGTCGGAAAAATACCAGCCTGTGTGTGTAGGCGGTATCGTTCAGCACCTGCTCCGTCAGCTGGTCGGCGCTGATCGCATAGCCGCCCAGCTGGCACTCCAGTAGCTGGATAATAAAAGGCTCCTTGCCGGATGTGCAGCTTATGGGGCTACCATCCGCGCCCTTCACATTGTCGCAGCTGCCGCTGTGCCACGGCATGGTCGAAACTATGGTCTTGTCCTTTTCGGTGTCGAACGGCGTTGCCGTGTCCAGGTTCAGCGCCTTGTAGGCTGCGCCGTCCACGGTCACGTCCTCAATACTCAAGATACGCACCTTGTCGGCCTTGGCACGCATGGAGGCGGCGTTGCGATCCGTAGAGGTTCCCGTCCCCACGTCACCGACGGACACAGTGCTGCCCATCAGGTAGGAGTCTGCCTGGGCGGCGGTCATAATAACGCGGGTCACGCCAGTTTCAGACACGGCGGCCTTGTACTGGTAGCTGTAGCCGCTGCACCCCTCCAGCGTGCCGGAGTTGCCCTTTTTGCCGTACTTGGCCCAGAACATACGCATACGGAACGCCAGATCGCAGCCGCAAATGCCGCAGTAGTCCGCGCCGCGCTTCTTCCACTCTGCGCGCTGGCCGTCCATGCTGATAAAGTTTACGGCTGCCAGGCCGGACGCGCTGGTGAGCTTTCCGTCTGCGCCACGGCCCGCCATGTATTTAGCGTGGATCACGAACGGGCGGAGGCTGCCGTCTACCGCCACGCCCTCCGGCAGCGGCTTGTAGGCGTTGGCGTCTGCCAGGAAATAAGCGGGCGCAGCGCGGTAATAGTGATAATAATAATTATCGTCGGCAGTGTCGCACACCCAGCCCGTTTTCTGGGCGACGCCCACCATGCCGAACTTGCCGGACAGCAGCGTCTCACGATCCACGCCGTTGACGCCCGCCACGGCCTTGACGACGGGTTCCTTGTTTTCGATCTCGTAGGCCACTTCTACGGCCCAGAACGCGCCGCGCTGGAAATAAGGGTCTACAGCCTCGGTGGTATTCGTGCCCGGTTTCGTTGCGCCCAGTTCGGCGGATGCCTGGATCAGTTCGCCGTCCGGCGTTGCACTGGTTGCGAACTTATACAGCTTCGTGCCGTATGTGCTGTCGTCCCACACCAGCGCAAACCAGCGGCGCACGATTGTGTCAATGTCTACGCCCTGGGCAATCAGTGCGGCGGCGTACTGCTGGAAAATTTCGGAGGTATTCGTCCCGTCCAAACGCGCGGCCCACACGGCATCCACCGCGCCGTCCGGCGTCCAGCTCTCGGCAGTCTTTGCTGCCGCCTCCGCCTTGGCGCGCTCCTGGCCCGCCAGCGCGGCTTGCTGCTCTGCTGTGGCCTGGTTGTCGGCTGCTGTCTGCTGGGCCTGTTCTGCGCTCTCTTTGGCGGCCTGGGCGGCGGTCTGGTTGGCTGCTGCCTGTTTCTGTGCCGTCTCCGCTGCTGCCTTAGAGGCTGCGGCGTTGCTGGCGGCGGTTTCGGTCTGGCCTTTCAGCGCCTTACAGTCCGCCAGGGTTTGCTCCAGCTCTGCCTGGTCGGCCAGGGCGGCTTCCGCCTTTTTCGTGGCCTCTGTGGCCTTGTTTGTGGCATCCTGGGCGTTTTTGATTGCCGCCTGGGTGCTTGTCTCCCGCTTGCCCTCTGCCGTCTGGCGGGCCGTTTCTGCCTTTGTGCGGGAGGTTTCCGCATTATTTCGCGCACTTTCCGCGTTTTCTCTGGCGGTTTCAGCGTTTACGCGGGCATTTTCAGCGCTTACACGGTTCTGTTCAGCCTCCACGCGCAGACGCTCCACCGTCGCGTATTCCTCCATGCTGGAGTTCAGCGTGGCCCACTTGGCGTCGAAAGCGGTCATTTCGTTGGAGGACAGGATCGCATTTTCGTTGCGATTGCTGCGGCCCACTTTTACGGTAAAGGTGCAAGAGGTCAAAACCTGGCTGCTATCCTTTGCCCGGATTTCGACCTCGCAAACAACCTCACCAGACACGGCCAGCACCTGGTTTGTCAGCTCCACCAAAATGCGGTTGCCGTCGTCGATTTTGGCGGCGTTATACGCAAATTTTCCGTCGGGTTTCTGGAAATTTGCGATCAGATCAGCGTCTGCGGGCGGCGCGTACTCCTTGCCGTCCTCGACGATCAGCACGGAAACAAAGCGGGTGGCCTTGTCGCCCTGCTTTGCCTGTACAAGATAGTTTTTTCTCTCGGCCCCGGCGTCAATGTCAATTCGCGTAATAAGTACGGGCAGCTTTGCCATTTAGTCCTCCTGTTCCGTTGCGGCGCCCGGCTGATCCGCCGGGGCCTGGGTGTTCTGGGTTTCCTTTTCTGCTGCCAGCTCCTGCTGGAGCTGCTGCCGCTCTTTCTGTGTCTCCTGGGTCTCCCATTCGCGGACGGCCCGGAGTTCGTCCTCCAGCGTCGCCCGAACGATCACCGCCGGGCAGTTGCTGGACAGGATCAGCTCGTGGACATTCTGGCGCAGCGTTGCCGCTGCAAGGTTGATTCCGATTTTCATACAGTTGTCCTCCTTTAGGTTCCTTTATAGTCGAAAAATCCCGCCAGCACCCAGTATCCGTTTCCGTCAATTCCGCGCACGTTTACCCAGTTGCAGTAAAGAGCATTTTGTCCCTTGCACGGTTGGAGCTTTGATCTGTTCATGTATAAGACATGGTTATAATCTACTGGTAGCGCCAAGTCTCCACTCATGTAAACAGTAGCTCCGAAACTCGCAGATCCGTCACCTTTGATTATAGCTTTATATTCCCCATTTTTGTTGAGCAGAAATAGGCCGCTTCCTGCGTCTTTTTGCGCCTGTAGTACGATTGCGTCCTGCCCACCGGGGCCGCAAATGTGCATATTTCCGTATCCGCTGCCGGATATTGTCGTGTCAAAGAACAGGTTTACGTCGCCGTCGTATTTAATTTGCAGTTTCCCGTCCTTAATGCTTACATAGCCCCCGCTTTGTTCGTTTCCAGATTCAAACGATCCCTTTACTGTCACATTACCGTCGCCGTCCAGCTTAAAGTTTGTGCTGTTTATTACAATCGTGTTGCTGTTAAAGGTCAAACGGCCAGTGTTTATTGTCACGCTGCTGGCGTCCATCGCAAACTTTGAACGTATGTTACCGCTTTGTACTGGCGTGGAGATTTTCAGCTTCCAGTCCTTCCACTGGATTTTGCCGTCCGTCTCCGCCTTTGTTGGCGTGATCTCGCACATCATGCCCAGGTTTGACAGTTCTTCGTCTAATAGCTCGTCGAAGTAGGTCTTTTCGTAGTAAATCCAGTCGGCGCTCACCTCGTCCAGTTTGAGCGCCGCGTTCTGGTTATAGTGCAGTGTTTGGGATGCTCCAGATTTATACGCCCACACTCCAGACAGACGCGCCGCGGCTGATTGAAAAGGCTTTATGACTTTGTAGTAGCCGGACAAGGTCAAGCACCTTCCGCGTGCCAGGTTCCACAGCGTCGTGTCGGCTATTTCCCGGGCGCTAAATACTGCTGTTTCGCTTGCCGAAAACGCCATAGTTAGCACGCCGCCAGATGCGGAAACGTGCGTTGTCCCTATGGTCTTGTCCTCAAAATTCTGGTATTGCAGGAGGTTACGGCCAGACAGCTGCGCCGAAACTTCCAGCGTGATCTGTTCAGCGGTCTGGCTGATCGCGCTTTTCATTTCGTCTGTGGTGCTGTACTCGGTTAGCTTGCCGTCTGTGTAGTCCTGTGCCTCCTTTTTTGCTGCATCCGCCTTTTTCTTGGCATCCGCTGCCGCTGCCTGTTTGGCTGCCGCCTCTGCTGCTGCGGCTTTCGCCTGGGCGTCGGCTGCTGCGGCTTTTTCGGCGGCGGCCTGGGCTGCGTTTGCCTTTTCCTGGGCGTCTGCTGCGGCGTTCGCCTCTGCGTCGGCAGCCGCCTGTTTAGCCTCGTCTGCCTCTGCTGCGGCTGCGGCAGCGTCTGTGGCCGCCTTATCGGCTGCGGCCTGGGCGTTGGCTGCGTCGTTGTTGGCCTTGTCTGCCGTCTCCTGGGCGGACTTGGCGGCAGCCTGGAGGGTGTCCAGCGACTTCTCGACGCTGGCTGTTGTTGCGTAGGTTTTGGAAGCTTCCAGCGTGATCTGTTCGGCGGATTGAGAAATAAGGCTTTTTGTTTCCTCGGTGGTGCTGTACTCGGTCAATTTGCCGTCGGTGTACCGCTTGCCAGCCTCCAGGGCCTTGTCGATTGCCGCCTGACCGTTTGCAACGGTCATGTATGTTTTGGAGACTTCCAGCTCTATGCTTTCCGCCAAGGCGCTGATCTTTACCTCTGTTTCTTTTTTTGTGAGGTAGTCGTCTTTCAGCACTTTCTTGGTACGCTTTGTGGCGATTGCCACGGCGTCGGCGGTTGCCATTTCCGCCTCGGTCTTTTGCAACTGGGCGAATGTCTGCTTGACGTTGGAGAGTTCTGCCTTATTTGCCAGCGGGTCGTCCGGGTATTCGTCCAGCTTGACTATGCGCTGCTTTTCGCGCTCGTCGGTCTTTTCAGATACCAGCAGCACGGCGTCGCCCAGGTCATAGGCCAGGGCGTTGTATTTATCGCTCTGGGCGGCCAGGTCTACCAGTTCCGCAGTATAAGCGCGGGCCGGGGTGCTGGCCTCGTCCAGCCTGGCCTGGGCGTCCTCCAGCAGCGCAGCCGTTACCGTGTAGCGCTCGTCTCGCCATATCGACGTTATAACCTTGTCGCTGTACTGGTGGTTTTCTATGTAGTTCTGGCCGTCTCGCCAGAGGTGCAGCCCGTCTTTTCCTATGGGAATAAGGCGGGTATAAAATCCATAGCTGGACGTTTTAACGCCCAGGCTGCGGAGGTTCAGCCGCTCGATAAAATATGCGCCGCGATCCCGGCCCCGCCGGGTGTGGAATTTCAGCCGCTTGTTTACGGCGTCGATCTCCAGCTCCAGTCGGTAGGTGGTTACAATCTGCTTCACGACCTCCCAGGCCGTGGTGTCGTCCTCTTTGCGGATCGTGCGCTTTTTCGTTATGTTGGCGTCTGCATCCACCGTCCAGCCCGTCCCGGCCAGCGCAAACTCTGCCGCAGCTTTGACGGTTTGCTCTACGGTTTCAAAATCTTGAAATGGTGTACCCTCCAGTTCTTCGATGTTGAGGGCGCAAGAAATTTTGCGCCAGGCGCTTGCGGTGCTTTTCTCCACCGCCTTGACTACGTACTCCTGGCGATCCGTGCGGACGTAACACTCCGCCGCGATCTGGCCCAGCCATGGGCCGCTTGCCGGGTAGTAAAAGTCCAGTGTTTCGTCGCCGTATTCCAGCGTGCGCTGTATATGCGGCGATTTCGTCCCGGTGAGGTTTGCCAGCTTTTTATGGCTTTTGTCGTAAAGTTCCAGCAGCAATGCCGCCCGCCTCCTTTCTCATAACCACAGCGGGGTATATTCCACCGCTATGTCGCAGTCCGCACTATCCCATGTGATTGTCCGCTGCTTGCAGTCCATAGCGGGCAGCGCCCAGAGTGTCACGTCCGGCGCTTTGTTCTGCCCGTCTTGGGTAATTAGCCCATTTGTGCCGTCAATAACAACGCTATGCCCGGATTTTAGATTTTTCACGACCAGATCATGGACGCCCCAGCCTGTCATAGTGAGCGTGGCCACGTCTGCCCGTGGCGTGATCGTGAGGACGCACGCCGCCGGGCGGGAGCCGACGCGGTGCAGCGTCGCCTGTGTCTGGCCTGTATATGCCAGTTTTACCGGGGTGTCCTGGAGCCAGCCCTCAAAGGTCGCCTTTACCCTGTAGGCTTTCGGCGTGATCGTTTTCTCCGGCTTAAACCCCACCAGATAGCCCTTGTATGTCCCTTTGTAGCCGTCCAGCTTTAACTCTACCGGGCCGGGCAGACATAGGCCGTGCAGCGTAGACGCGGTTCTGGTTATTTCGTTGCGGTTCTCGCCCCGGATCAACAGCTCTACCTCACAAGAGCCGCATTTCTGTGTTGCCGGGTCGTCAATCGGGGCCAGCATACCGCCCGGCCATTCATAGCCCGCCCCGTCTTGCGGTGGTGTGAATGCTACCTTTAGCTGCGTCGTGCGGTATCTTGCCAGATTCTCGCCGTTAATTTTCATTTATCTGATCCTTTCCGCCTCGTCGGCCAGAGCGGAGGAAACGCGCGGTGTTACTTTTGCGGTGAGGTCGTCCCCGTCCAGTTTGTTCTCCACATAAACCACAACGCGCATAGCTTTAAGCGCTGCCGTTACCTTGTTGTCCAGCATCTGCTCCAGCTGCGTGTAGAACGGAGCCAGAGGAAGGATAGCTTCTTCTCCAGCCTCTCCGCCTACCATTAAGCGGGAGCCGTTAATGCCAAAAGCCGTGGGGTTCTTCATGATACCGCCCGTGGCGTACCAGTTAATACCAAAAGACGGCACGCTCGGAGGATTCAGGGAAAAATGGCCGCTGATATACGGGTGCGGCATTGCCAGGTGCGGGAGGCTCCACGAAAAATTGAAAAAGCCCTTGATCTGGTTTATTGCGTTGCTTACCGCGTCGCGGGCGGAGTTCATCCGGCTGCGGATCGTGTCCAGGATATTGCCAAAGCGGCCCCCGGTCATGTTGTTTATAGCGTCGTAGGTGCTCTGGTAATTCTGGCGGATCGCCGTCATATAGGCCGCTACCACGCCGCGCACGCCGCCGCCGTGGCTGTTATAGGCTTGCTGGATCGCGGCCAGGCGCTGCTGCGTGTTGCTCTGCATGTTTTGCAGGGCGTTTGCCATGGTCTGTTTCACGCTGTCCAGCTTTTGCTGGGTATCGTTGCGCACGCTTTGCAGCTTGGTTCCCACGGTCTGCTGTATGTTCTGCCATGTCTCCGTGGTTTTCTGCTTGGCTTCGTTCCATTTCGTGCTGATCGTCTGGCCGATTTCCTGCATTTTGGTGGTGCAGTTCTCTTTTAGGTCGGCCAGGTGCTGCTTTGCGTTCGTGATCGCTTCTCCCACTCCCTGGGCGAAATTTGCAAATACTTCTTTCGCCTTGCTCATGGCCGCGTCCACGCCCGCGCGAAATTCCTCGCAGTTATTGTAGGCCAGCACCAGGCCCACGCCCAGCGCCGCCAGGGCGGCCACTACCAACAGAATAGGATTTGCAGCCATAACAGCGTTTAGTGCGCCCTGGGCCGCTGCCAGCCCGTTCTGGGCTACCGTGGCCGCGCCTGTGGCTACCGTGTGTGCCGTGGTGGCTGCCGTGGCTGCGATTTTCTTGGCTGTTTCCCCGGTCAGTGCGCCAGCTACCGCGCCTATGCCGTCGCGGATCAGCTTGTAGGCGTCAATGCCAGAGCGCACGCCCTTAACCATTGCCGTGAGGCCAGCAGTAGCAGGGGCCAGCGCGGCGGCCAGTAGCCCGACGGTGACTATGTTCTGCTTTGTGTCGTCGTCGGCGTTCTGTAGCCACTGTGTCACGTCGCGCAGAATTTCGGTTACTTTCTCCAAAACCGGGGTGGCACTCTCCTGGATTGTGTCGCCCAGCTCTGCGCCCGCCAGTTTTAAGTTGTTCATGGCGATCTGCACGTTTTGGGCGTTGTCGGCCACGCCGTTGTAGGTGGTTTCTACCGTTCCCGCGCTGCTTTCGATCAAGTCCAAAAACTGGGAGTATTCAAAGCGCCCGCCCTGGATTGCGTCGGCCAGGTCTGGGCCAGCCTTAGTGCCGAAAACCTCAATGGCTTTCGTTGTGGCGCTGGCAATATCTGGACAGGCCGCGATCTCGTCCAGCGTTTTCTGAAATTCCACACGGGCGTCTTTGCCCTCTGCGCTCCAGGTGCTTATCGCCTTTTTCATGCCAGAGAACGCAATCTCGGTGTTTACGCCGCATTTTTCCCACTGGGAGAAAATAGCGATAGAGGACGCCGTATCAAAGCCCAGCGCACGCATTGGCGCGCCGTATTTCGTTATGTAGGAAGTGAGGGTGTCAACACTGATGCCGGACGCCTGGGCGGCCACGGCCAGCTGATCCAACAGTGTGCCGTAGTCGTCTGCCTCTATGCCCGCGTCGCCCATTGCGCGCGATACCAGCTGCACCGCCTGCACAGCGTCGGTTCCCGTGATCTCCGAAAATTTCAGAAACTTAGTTGTGCAGGTTTCTGCGGCCTCGTCGGTGTAGCCAAAGCGGGTGTTGACCTCGCCCAGTGTGGAGCCTATCGTGTCAAAGTCCGCAGCAAAAGAGGACGCCACGTTTTTATAGGTCTGTTCCAGGGCTTCGGCAGCCTCTCCCGTCGCGCCTGTGGCCTTTATCACGTTGTCCGCGCCGTTGTCCACCTCGTCCCATGCAGCTACCGCAGCAGTACCAGCGGCCACGGCAGCGCCGGACACGACGTTGGCCGCTTTCTGGACTTTTTCCAGCTTGTCCGTTACCTTGTCAAGCCCTTTTGTAAACTCGTCCAGGGCGGCGTCTTTCAGCTTTTTGTTGGTGTCCTCCAGCGCTTTCTCCAGCTCCAGGGTTGCTTTTTGGCTGTTGTTTTCGGCTATCGTAGCCTTTTGGAGCTTGCCCTCGGTACTGCCGATCTGGCTGTCCAGCTTTTTCTGTTGGCTTTCCAGGTCTTTCACCTGTTTTGCCAGCTCCTGGGTGCTGTCGCTGTTCTCTCCTGTGGCTTTTTTCTCTGCCTCGTAGGCGGCCTTTGTGGTTTGCAGCTGGGCCGCCAGCTCCTGCTGGCGGCCTTTCTGGTCGCTCAACACTTTGGTTAAGCGCTCCACCTCTGTGTGGTGTAGGCTGGTGATCTCTTTCTGGGCCTTGATTTTCGCGGTTAGTTCCTGTTGCTTGGCTTTCAGCTGGTCGGTGGTGCTGCCAAACAGCTTGGCCTGGGTGCTTGCCAGGCTGAACTGGCTTGCAAGCTCTTTCGTGCTGTCGCGGGCCGCTTTGAGGGCTTGCTGGTATGTGGAGCTGTTGGCCGATACCTTGACGTTTGCCCCGGCGCTCATGCTTTGCTCACCTCGCTATTTTTCGGTGTGTTCGATCTCGTAGGCGACGTACTCCAGCAGACGGCCCAGCGGTTCGCGCTGCGCGTCTGTGTAGCTTTCACGCAGAACGCGGATCGCCAGGCGTGTGACCGCCTCGACGTTCTGCTTACAGATCAGCCAGCGGTCTGCGGTTTCGTCCACATAGCCCGCCTGGGCGTCCTGTTCCGCGTCGTAGTCGTCAAAAATTGATTTTTCGATAGGTTCCGGCGGCTCTGGCGACAAAGCCGCAAATTTTGGCAGGACGATCTGCTGCATAGTAAAATGCAGCGTTTTGGCTGCCAGCAGGAGGTCGTCCACGCTTTCGCTGTATATAACCCGCCGGGAGGTGTTGAAAAATTCGGCCAGCAGCTGCAAATTTTCGCGTACTGCCTGGCCGGAGGTTTTCGCCGCCTCGATCCGGCGCATATAGTCACAATAAAGGCGGGCTTGCAGCACCGTTGTGTTTTCCGCCGTGCTGCAAGCTCCCGCGCGTTGTAGCTCAACCTCCGGGGTCAAGCCTCTTTCGTAAAATTTACCGTGATAGTCTCCACGCTCTTGTTTACGCGCTCCATCACATAAAATTCCAGCGCCGCAAACTCGGTGAGAATTTGCGACGGTTCCAGCCCGTATACAGGGGCCAGCACGTCGTCCAGGGTAAACTGATCGCCGTACACATGACAGACGGCCTGGGCCATCTGTTCAAAGTGCTTACGGCGGTAATTCGTCGCGCTGTCCAGCGCGTCCTGTACGTCGCAATAATCCAGGTACGCCTGGGTGTCGATGTGATCCGGCAGGAAATACTGTTTCTGATTTACCACAATGCTGCGCTTCGCCATTTTTTACGCCCTCCTATGCTTTAGCCCGCCGCGCTGGCGGCGTACTCCTGCACCTTGCCGAACCACGCCTTGATCGCCGCAGCGGCCCCGGTGTCCTCCGCGCCCACGTTCGACTCGTCAACGCGGATTTCGTAGAGGTGTACGTCCTTGCCGTCCATCTTATCCGCCTTGGCGCGCTGGTAAAATTCGCCCTTTACCGTGTTGGTCTGGGCGGTCTTGCTGGCGGCCTCGGTTTCGTAGTTGTCCTCGTTGCCCTGGGCAAATCTGCCGCAGTACATCCAAACAAAATCAAACTTGCCGTTCAGACGGCGCACGCGGTAGCCCAGGGCCACCTCCGGTGCTTCGTCCTCTGCGGACTTGAGCAAAAAGCCGTTGAGGTATGCCTGGCCGAAAAAGGCAGCGCGATCCGCTGCGGCCAGGGTGTTGACCTCCAGCTCCACGTCCGTGCCCTCGTATGCCTGGAGCATGTCCTCCACGCCGTCGTCGCTGTACAGCTTTTCGGACGTGAATTTATCGGAGATTTTGGCCTTGATCGCGCGGGCCATCTTTACGGGGGTTTCGGCGGTGTAGCCCTCGGTGTCGTTCTGGGTAACTTTCGCCACATATACGTCGCGGAGGCCACAATAGCGGTGGCGCACCGTGGTTTTGGGTTCGCTCATTCTTGGCTCCTTTCTTCATAAAAGAGAAAACGCAGCGGACGGATATAGACGCCCGCCTCGATCCGGGTCTGCTGCTGGTCGGTTCCCTGGTAGGAGGCCCCGGCGTTGATTAGCAGCTGCTTGATTTCTTCCCGCAGGGCTTCTTGTTCCTCTGTGGAGAAAATCGTCACCTGTAGCCCGGCTGTCTCGATTTCCAGCGCGTCGTCGCTGTGAGCCTCCGGCGTTTCCGCCAGGGGCCAGAGGGTGACGTGGAGGCGTTTATAGCGCTCGTCGTACCAGCCCTCTTGTACTTTGACGCCGCGCTCTGTGATAGGCTCCAGGGCCTTGTAGGCGGCTGTGATAACGTCCATTATTCAAACCTCCCCAGGCGCTTGTCCAGTTCTGCCTGGTATTCTTCTTCCGCGATTTTTTGCAGCTGTGGCTCCAGGGCCTGGGCGGTAGGCTCCACAAAATCGCGGGGCGGCATTTTCAGCGTGCCCCAGTTTACAAATTTCATGTAAAAATATTCGCTGTTGTCGTCCAACGTCCAGCCCACCTTGGCCGCGTAGCTGTCGCCGGATTTTTTCGGGTTTTCTTGCGGCACGTTGTCGGCAGCCGGGCCGCCGGAGGGCTTAGACCATGCGCTGCCCGATTTTTTGTGATCGGCTGCGCGCGGTATTCGCCGGGCCATGTCCGGCTTTGCAATATCCGCGCCGCGCTTGACTATACGCTTGTCCACAGCGGCGCGGGCGTCGTCGCCCTCTGCCGCTTCCAGGGCTGCTACCAGCTCCTTGATTGCCGCGCCGTCCAGCTGTATCTGCATGGGCCGTCCTCCTGGGTGTCAACTGTTGACACTATGCCGTAAACGACGCAGTAAAGCGGATTTTGCCGCCGTCGTTTCGGGTAAAATCGGCGGTTTTCACCTCGTACTCGTCGCCGTCCAGCTCCACGCGGTAGGCGCGGTCATGCCGGAACAGGTGGCGGCGGATCGTGTCGGCCATTTCGCAGCGGCGCAGCTCCAGGGAGAGGTCGCCCTCCTGGAGCCTTTCCTGGGTCTGGTCGCGGGTCTGGGCGGTGTTGTCTCGCACATCTGCCCAGGGCGTCCAGATTAGGGTCTTTTTTTCGCTGCGGCGCGGGCCGTCGCCGTTGACGCACTCGAAAATACGCACGCGCCTATACACTGGCCGTCGCCTCCTTGTCCTCGTACATTTCCGACACCAAAAGGGAGGATGCGGCCCCGCGCAGACGATCCTGTGCTGTGCCGTACTTCTCCCGGTTGTCGTAGAGGTTCTTAACCGTCATAATCGCCAGCAGCCGCTGGCGGGCGGTCATGTTGTCGGCGTCAAAGCCGGGGATCAGTTCCTCCTGGCTCTGGACGGTTGCCTCAATCAGCAGCGGCAGCAGGGCGTCGTCGTCGTCGGTGTAGTCTATGCGGGCGTAGGCTTTCGCCAGTGTCAGCAATAGGCCCTTTGTTTCATCTTTCACCGATTGCGCCCTCCTTTGCCTTAGCCCGCCACAGTGACGGTGATCTGGCCCTTGATGATTGCGGCGGTGTCCACGGGCTGGACGTCGAAACGGTCACGCACCTTGACGGCCAGCTGGTCTTTGTCCCATGCGCTGCCCGCTTCCTTGGAGCTTTCAATCGTCATAAACTCACGATCAAACAGGGTAACGGCCTCGGACAAATCGCCACAGATCAGCGGGTACTTGTTCGTGTTTTTGCTGGCGTCGACGACAGTTTTCAGCACCTTGTTGGAGAGCTTGTGGACAGGGTACTTACCAAACAGCAACGTACGGGTTGCGTTGGTGGGGTCGGGCTGCATGACGTATTTGCCGTCCTTGTCTTTGAGCTTGTCCAGCCAGTTAAAGCCATCCTGGTTCGTCCACACGCCGCTGGAGACGGTGATCGCCGGATCAAGCATGACGTTGAAAATGTCTTTCAGGCTGTCCAGGTCGGCAACGGCCACCTCTTTGCCCGTGGTGATCTTGTCCACGCACGCCAAAATCTTAGCGTTGCGGGTTGCGCGGGTCTTTTTGGCGATCCACTTCATCAGGTAGGCCAGGATGTTCTCGGCGGTGTCGGCCAGCAGCTCCAGAGAACACAGCATTTTGCCGCCCTTTTTGGTGATCGTGTAGGCGATTTTTGCAAACTGCGGCGTTTCAACCTCGGTAAACTCGCCGTTCTCGTCGATTTCCGGCCAGGCGGTGGTGTCGGCTTCTTTCTCAATGACGCGGGAGCCGCTCATGGTCTTGACGGGTTCGACGTTGACGTACTGCTCCAGGTTGTCGTCACTGCGGCGCAGCTCCTTGATCCGGGTCTGGATGTCCTGGGGAACAGTGAGGCCGCCGTCCGGGTCGCTGTTCTCTTTCATGGCATCCTGGATGATCTGGCGGTCGGTGTCATCCATCTTGCGGCGGTTCACGGCAGCGCCCAGGGCATTGACGACGGCCTGGCCGATCCGGGCAAAGGTCAGCGGCGGCTGCTTCTCGTCGTGCAGTTCCTGCTTCTTCTTTGCCTGGGCCTTGGCGGCGGCCTCGTCCTCGTCCTCCATAGACAGCAGGAGGTTAAAGGCGCGCTGGAGGGCGTCCAGCTCTGCCTTTTTGCTCTCGGCCTCGTCCAGCTTGCCGTCCGCGATCAGCTGCCGCACCTCGGCTTTGGTGGCGTTGATTTCGGCCAGTTTCTTGCGCATCTCTTCGTTCATGGTGTACTCCTTTACTTTGTTTTTTTAGGTTCCGTAGAGGTAAAGATCGGCCAGCAGGGCCTGTGCGCGGCTCTGCTGTGCCTGGGCGGCTTTCGCCGCGTCGGCTGTGTTGTTTTCCGCCCGCTTGGCGGTGGCGCTTTCTGCGGCCTCCTTGGCCTGTCTGGTGGCGTCTGCTTTTTTCAGCAGTGCGGGCGGCGTGGCCTTATAGCGTGCATAGGACGCAGAGGCCGCCGGGGCGGCTGCTTCCGTTTCGTCCACGATCACGTCGAAATACTGGCCGATGTTAGAGCCGTCCAGCCAGGTTTCCGCGCGCATGGCCTCGCGCAGCTGGTCGCGGGTCACGCCCTCCGCTGCGTGGGCCGTGTAAATGTCTGCGTAGTGATCGCCCACCTTTTCCAGCCTGGCCGCAGTCTCGCGCAGCTCTGCGGCGTTGCCCGCCGCCCAGGCCCAGGGGTCGTGGATCATAACCTCCGCGCCCGCTGCAAGGTGGATTTCGTCGCACGCCATAAGCGGCATAGTGGCCGCGCTGGCGGCGATTGCGTCAACGTAGGCCACCTTGCGGCCCTGCCAGCGGGACAAAATATTGTGCATTGCCACGCCCGCGTAGGCGTCGCCGCCGGGGCTGTTGAAATACAGGTTGATCTGTTGGCCCTGGGTGAGCGACGCCAGAAAGTCCGCGATCTGCTGCGGCGCGCGATCCTCCGGCCAGCTCTCGGTGGCTACAATGTCGCCGTAAAAGGTCATTGTGGCCGGGCCGTCTGCCTGGTTTTCCATGTCCAGGTAGCCGTAATTTTTCAGCTTTCCGTCCCTGTCGCGGGCGGCAAAGTCAAATCTAGGCATTTTCTGTGCCTCCTTTCTCGGTTTTATCGACGCCGTACTGTGCGCCCATCTGTTCCAGAGCGATCATGCCGCCGTTTGCCAGCAGCTTGTCGCCTCCAGGCGCGGCGCGCTTATCCACATAGCGCCGGGCCTCATTGGGGGAGTAGATCGACCCCTCGACGGCGGTTTTCAAGATTTCCATTTGCGTCTTGCTGTCGGTGCGCAGCAGGGCTTTTTCGTTGAACTTTACGCGGCGGCGATCCGCCGGGCCGTCCAGCAGTTTATAGGCCATTTCTTCCTCGTACTGCTTGATCGTGTACTGCATGGTTTCGACCTGGAAAGCGATTGTCTGCTGTTCACTGTTGGCATAGCTGCCGCGCTCGTAGTCGTTCAGCTGGTTTGGCTTAATGCCAAAGGCGGCGGCCAGTTGCAGCGCGCCGTACTTTTTCAGCTCCAGATACTGGGCGTCGGTCAGCTTTATGTCCATAGGCGTGAGCTTAAAGCCCAGCGGGACAGGCAGAATGCGGCCAGCGTTTGCCGGGCCGTTTCCCATTTTCTCGAAAGATTCCCGCAGCTTTTTCTGTCCTTTTTCGGACAGATCGCCCGTATATTCCAGGACGGCGCGGGCGGTCAGCCCGTTCTCGTACAAATCGTTGAGAAAATCCTGGGATGCTTGCTGTCCCTGGACGGTAGAGGCCAGGATCGCCTGGACGCTTTCGCCCGCCAGGCCGTTAAAGGTGTGGGAGGTCTTAAAGTGCAGGACGTCGTCGGAGCTGAAAACGTATTGCTGCCCGGTGTACTGGTCGGAGTAGACGTACCAGAGGCGGCCAGCTCCAGCAAATACGCCCGCGTCGTCGATTACGACGCGCACGCAGCTGGACGGCATGATCCAGAGGTCTTGCAGCTCAATCTGTCCGCCGTATTTCTGGCGCAGGAATTTACGCCGGATATACACATAAGCGTTGCCGTAGTGGTTGCGGTTGTTTTCTACCGCCGTCCAGAACGTGGTCGGCGTCATAAGTGGATTGGGCCGCACGTCCAGGAGGTAGGCCAGCCTGTCGTCGGCGGGGTTCACCTCCAGCGGGCCGCCGTCGTCGTAGGTGTAGACCTTGATCGGCATTTTTGCCATAGTTTCAGACAGCAGTTTGAGACAGGTAAAATACGTTACATTCTCGACGGCTTTCGGCTTGTCTCTGCCCAGGCCCAGCCATTGCAAAAACTTTGTGCTGCCCAGGTGTTCCCAGCCGTTGCTGGCGGCTCTTGGCGCGGGCTGCACGTCCTTTGCCGTGGCCGTGATCGTCTCCGGCTGTTCCTCCGGCGCAGCAGCCACGGTGGGCAGCTGCGGAGGTTCCGGGCCAGGCGGTGCAGCCCTGGAAAAATACCCCGCCATGCTTTTGATAAGCCATTGGAAAAAATTCATTTTGTCGTCCCCGTTTTTGCTATATGTTCGTTGTACATTTCCAGCCACGCCTCCAGTGCCTCGTCGCCCGTTATGGTGTCGTTGCCGCACATTGCCACTTTCCAGGCGTCGATCACGGCGTCCACCGGGTCTATGCGCTCGGTCTGCATTTCCTTGTCGATCTTTGTCTCGCCGTAGTTGTTTGCTATGGTTTTAGCGTTGGCAACGCTCCAGGTCAGCAGCTCCTCGTCGCGGTTGTATTCCACGTTTCCGGCGTAGATTTCCAGGCGGAAATCCTCGGTGGCGTCGGACAGACTGCGCGCGCTCTGGATAATGTCCAGGCACGGCCAGCCCTGGGCCTCCAGGTCGGACAGAAACGCGCTGGCGTTGTGTGGGTCGTAGCATACCATGCTAATTTTTAGGCCGTAGAGGTCTACCAGTACGGACAGGTAGGTTAAAATATATTTATAGTCGGTTTTTATGCCGCCCATTGTGTGGGTTACTGTTACCAGGCCGTCCTCCACCCATTTGTCGTAGGGCGCGTTGTCGCTCTGGACGTGCTGCTGGAGGCGCTGGGCTGGGATAAAGCTGTGGCTATGTATGAAATACTTGCGCACCCCGTCCACCAGATAGGGGATCAGAATAACGACGGTTGTTAAGTCGCCGCCGCTGGACAGGTCAAGTCCTACAAAGCAGCGGCTGTCCTTAAAGTCGGCCAGGGTTCTGTCACTGCGGCACGCGCGCCACTTCTCCATGTCCTGGATGTAGACGCGGTTCGACCACTGCACCCATCTGTTTAACTGCTTTACCAGAAAATCGCGCAAATCCTCGCCGCCCATCTGGCGGGCCGCGTCGGCTATCGGGATCAGATTCTCCAGCGCGTCCGGGTCGTAGGCTAGGGCAGGGTTTGCTTTCAGCCAGTTTTGCGGCGTCCAGAGGTCGTCCTTTTCGTCCATTTCTGCGATATAACAGAATTGTGTGTCAATGGACGCCCCACCGCGCAAAATGGCTTTGCAATGCTCATACAGGGCAAAACAGGGCGATTTTTGGTCGAAACCAGCCGTAGTAATAACCGAAATAAGGGCGGATTTTACTTTCTTTATACCGCCCTCCAGCAGTTTGTACATCTGATTTGTGCGGTGGGCGTGGTATTCGTCCACAATCCCCAGGTAGGGGCGGTGGCCGTCCAGGCTCTTTGTGTCGCCGGAAATTGCCTTGATTTCGCCGTGCGTGAGCAAGCACTCAATCGTGTGGTTATGTTCGCGGACTTTGAAAAGTTCGGCCAGGTCGTCGTCGCTGCGGATAAACTTCACGACTTCCCCAAAAACGATATTGGCCTGGTCTTGTTTGGTGGCCGCGCAGTAGATTTGCGGGTACTGGTAGGCCGTGAAATTGCCATAATAAGCGGCCAGTATGCCGTTTAGAAAGCTCTTGCCGTTCTGGCGGCCCAGCTGCACATAGGAGGTTCTAAAGCGCCTGTGGCCCTTTCCTTTGATCCGCCAGCCGTTGAGGCTGCCCAGGATAAAGCACTGGAATGGGTAGAGGTGGACGCGCTGCTGTTCCTCGCCCTCTGCTATTGTGAGGGTTTCCGCAAACTCCAGTATGTCGTTTGCGGCTTCCACGTCGAAATAATAGCGGAACGGGGCCAGCTTGGCGCGCTCCAGATCGTCCAGGTGGCGCTGGCAAGCCATCCGCACAAGCTCCCCGGCCACGATCCGGCCCGCCAAAACGTCCAGGGCATACTGTGTTGTGCGGTCTTTTACGGCCTTTTTCATTCCTCCGGGGTCTTTTCCTTTCGGAATTTTTCAAACTTGTTTGTTTTGGCGGCCTCCTTGGCGGTGGGGGCCACGATCCGGCAGCGCTGGGCGACGGACAGGCCAAAGTCCGCAGCGCCTTGTCTGCACTGCTTCCAGGCTCTGTCCTGCTGGATCAACAGGTCGTTCCGTTCCTGGTTCACTATCAGCGCCTCGTCCCATATAAACCCGTCTATGATCTCGTCCGGGTTGTCTGCCGGGGTCGGCTTTCGTGGGATTCTCCGCTTGTAGGTGATTGGCTGCTTGTCCAGTTCCTCGGTGATCTGCACATACTGCTGCTCGGCCACGACCAGGCGGCCCAGGGCCTCGCAATCCACGTTTGCGAAAATGCCCATTTTCAGCAGTTCTGCAGCCAGGGTGTTGAACCGCTTCTTCTGGTCTGGTTTCAGCCATGACGGCGGCGCGATATTGTCCGCCGCTGCGATCAGTTCCCGGTTTTCGCGGTCTTTGATTTCGGCCTTTGTTAAGTGCTTCTTGCCTTTCGCCACCACAAGGGCCGTCGGTTGTCGTTTTCCGGCCATGTGTGGGGCCTCCTTTTTGTGTTTTTGTTGCATGGACGCCCGCAAAAGCGCCCTTGTGGGAGTTTTTGGTGGGGAGTTTTCTCCAAAGTCTAGGGAGGGGCGACTAATCCGGCCCGCTCCAAAACTTTTTCATAGCCCCCCTCGCTCTCAAAGTAGCGCTTTCGCAACTCCAGCAGCTTGCGCTGTGTCGCCCTCATGCTGGCAGGGCTGCGCTTGTATGCAGCCGTGATCACTGTATGTGAGGCGTGGGCCAAAGGAAACAGGTTAAAGGGATCAAGGCGGCGATCCCAGGCTGTGTCCAGTTCTTCGACGTGGTGGACTTCGTCGGCGTCCAGCAGCTGGTCGCGCTCGTAAAACGCCCATATATCTATCCCGTCGTATATAGATATAATTACAGGGCGGATTGTCCGCCATTCCCTGGACACATAAAAGGCTGCGGCTTCTTTGCTGCGACACTGGGCATTATATGCCGTGTGGCGGCTCTGGTGCAGCTGTTCGCACCGCGCGCAGCGCTGGCGGTCTGCTGGTATGATAGCGCCACAACGGCAGTATTTTAGCAGCATGATCCGCGCCTCCTGGTTCCTCTGGCCCCCGCCTCACATATAGGCCAGGGCGTTATGGCTCACCCTGGCCGCTGTTATAGGAGGGCGCACAAACAACAAAGCGCCGGGCATTTCTGCCCGGCGTTCCTGCTTGTCCACGCTATCAGCTTACCACGGATGGGCCACCAGTAAAACCCCAGGTTTTCCCCAAACTTTCCCGCGTAGGCGCTTTTGGACTATCTGTGATAGACCCAAAGCGTCGGTTTTTTGGTTCTATGGGTATCCGCCGGGGCTGGTGTAGTTCTTGGTTTTGTGGTGCTTTTTGTGGTGTATTGGTTATTTCCTGGGCGGGTGCAGGTGCTCCTGTTCCGCTTCATCGTGCCACGCCTCCAGCTCCTGGGCTGTGAGTTTCTGCTGTGCAGCTTCGACGCGCTGCTGGAGGGCGTGCCATTTCTCGACGCATTGCTGGCCGATGTGGACTGGCACAAGGGCGTACAAGATTGCGCCCGTGTCGGTGATTGCCTGGGCTTTCAGCCTGGCGTTTGTCCCGGCTGTTTCTTCGATTGCCTGGTAGGCGGCCACGACGGCCACGGCCTGGGTCATTCTGTCCGGGTCTTTGCTGCGGTGTAAATCCTTTTTGTGGTAGGCTTTCATGTGATCCTCCTTTACCAGCGGCGGAGGCCGTCCACTCCAAACAGGAGGACGGCCAGGCGTTCGTTTAATTGCTTGCACCAGCGGGCCGGGCTGTTCTTCCCGGTGTTGAGCTTTTCGGCCACTTGCTCGGCTGTCAAGCCCTCCATGTAGCGGGCGCGGTAGACGTCGAACATATAGGCGCGGCCCTTTTGGCGGGTTTCCTTTTCCAGCTCGTCCAGGGCGGCGTCCAGGTGGGCCAGCATAACAGCGGTGCGGGCCTTATTCTTGCGGATAGAGCGGAGCCACGCCTCGCCCTGGATTTCTGCGCCCTGGAGCCTGGCAGCGTCGGCGCTGTCTACAGCGCGGCCCTCGTAGCCTTTTAGGGCGCGGTAGTTCTCCATAAGTAGCGCGGTATTGTGGAGCGCTTGCTGTTGATCCTGTCGGCGCGTCTCTTTTACTGCCTTTTTCACGGCCTCCGCGATCACGGCCTCCAGGGCTGCCTGTTCCGCCGGGGCGTTGCCCGTTGCAATGGCTTTTATTGCCTTTTCGGTGTATGTCTCCATTTGCTGCCCTTTCAGCCGCGCTGGCGGCTCATTTTTTTGTATTTCTGGCCCGGCGCTCTGCCAGGAGCTTATCCACGCGGGCCTGGCCCGCTGCTGCGTAGGTTTCGGACACCTCAAAACACACATAACGGCGGCCCGTTCTGATACAGGCCACGGCGGTTGTGCAGCTGCCCGCGAACGGGTCTACCACAAGATCACCCGGCACGCTGGCGTCCGTGATAATGCGCTGGATCAGCGCTATGGGTTTCTGGGACGGGTGGATTTTCTCGCCGTCTGTCTGTATGCTGCCGGACGTAAACCCGCGCTCTGTCCAGACGTTGCGGGCGTGTTTTTTTGTCTGCGGGTCTATGCAGCCGTAGAGGATAAACTCGTGGCTGCTGTTGTAGAAATTGCCGGGGCCGCTCATTTTGTCCCACACGATCATGTTTTTCACGGGCAGATATTCGGCAAAAATCGGATAGTAGAACGCGCAGCCGCGCCAGTCCATAAAAATATAAAATTCGCCGTGATCGTTTAGGATTCGGCGCAGCTGCTGGGCCAGCTGCCTATAAAACGGCTTTGCCACGGCCAGGTCGTTAAACTGGCCGTGCTGCCCGTTGTGGGTTAAGCCCATAAAATAGGGCGGGTCGGCTACAATGAGCTTTGCGCAGCCGTCCGGCATTTGTGTCAGGCCGTCCAAACAATCCAGATTGTTTATTGTGTTTGCTTCGATCATTCGGCGCTCCTTTTGGCATAGGCTTTCTCATAGGCTGCGCGGGTGGCCTCGCAGAGCTTGTGCGCCTCTGCATTGCGCTGGGCTATGTAGACGTCCAGGTAGTCGCAGCACGCGCGCTGGGCCTCTCTTTTGAGCTGCCAGCGCTGCCAGGGCCAGCGGGCGGCCTGGTAGGCTCTCTTTGCCGTATTCCAGGCGGCCCGGCGGCGGCGCGTTTCCTCTTTGAGCATTTGCCGCGTTTCAATGGTCGCCACGTCCACGGCCCTGTCGTCCCAGTATTCGGTGGCCCCGATCTTGCGCGGGTCGTTTTGGTATGCGTCTTTCCAGCACTGTGCGGATGTGTTCACGCCGTCCAGCCGGAGGCCCGCATATTCGCACCAGGCTAAAGCCTGTTCAAGCTCCGGCCCTTCTCTGGTCGTCCATAGGATCAGCAGCGCGCCCTGTCGCTGTTCTTCCTGTGCTGCGCGGATCACGGCCCACTTTGGGTCTCCGATTCCCGGCCAGGCGTTTTCGCAGAGCGTGCCGTCAAAGTCAAGCGCGATTACTTTCTTCATGGTCGTGGCCCTCCTGCTCTTTCGCGTCGTCCGGGTGGTACTCTCCCTCAATGTCCATTATGCACTCCGAGATGTACCAGCATCCCCAGGGGTCGTACTGCTCTTTGGCCCAGTCCTCCAGGAACTTCTCGCGGTAGCCCTCGTAGGCTCCGCCCAGCTGTTCCAGTAGCCAGATTGCCTCTCGCACGCCCTCGTCCTGTTCTTTCTTCCAGCCCACCAGCACATACTCGTCTTGATGCACTCCCGAACGCATGAAAACAAGGTGCTGCGGAAAAGTTGCGTAAATTTTCCGCATTTCCTCGCACTCGTCGTCAGAGACGGCGTAGTATTCGCGCATCCGGGCTTGTTCCGCCGGGGTTGCTGTGGCGTATCTTTCGGGTAATGCGTTTTCGCGCTGCCACTCATTCGTGGCGCGTTCCGGGCGGATCGTTCCGTAAAAATAGCGGGTTTTCTCTTTCATGCCTTTTTCTCCTTTCGCTTACACCAGCTTTGCGGGGCGAAATTGCAACTCAGGGCGGACAGCGGCAGCGGGACGGCCAGCTTTTTGTAGCAGGTGATTTCCCAGGCGTACAGGCGCGTGCGATCTCCCTGGTATTCTTTGAGCTTTTCCCAGGGAACGCGGGCGGCGCGCCGCAGCGGCAGATCGTCGCGGTGGGCGTCAAAAGTGTGGATTTTGCAGCAGAGAAAACGGCCCACGATCTGGCCGCGTCCGCCGTTGCCTTTGGTTTCGTACACCCATACGTCTATGGGGTTGTTTTCTGACACGGGCGGGGAAATGTACGGCGCGGTGCGTCTGATTTCCAGCGTTTTCTGTTTGCTCTCGATCAGGGCTACCCATTCGGGCTTTATAGCCATTATATACTCGTTCGTCGGTTTGTTCATTGCTTGCCCCCTTTGTACTTCTTCCTGCGGTTTTTCTTCTCCATTTCGTGGCTGTGCGGCATCGGGTCTATAAATTGGAATTGCTTGTTATATTCCCGCTGCTTGTCGATTTCCGCGCGAAAAGCTGCGTATTTTTCGCAGTCGGCGTGGCAGTTCCGGCAGCGATCCTGGCATTTATAGCAGGGCTGTGTCATGGTCTTGCACCTCGTTTCCCCAGGCGTCCCAGCCTGGCGCGGTTTCGCGGGCGAACAGCTCCAGGCGGCGCTGATCGCCAAATAGCTGCACGATCCTGTCCCGCGCCTCTGGCGGTTTCTGGCTGTGTTGCCGGATCGGAGATTGTATAACGCTGTGTACGCTGTGGCTTACTACGCGCGGGTGGCCCTTGACGGCCAGGAGGCAAACCTCCGCGTTTTGGCGGGTGTAACTGCCTAAACCCCAAAAATCCCCCCCCCGATTTCTTATTTTTCTTTATCCAGCAAAATGCCAGGGTTTTGTATTCAAAGCCCCAGGCGCGGATCGTGTCCAGGGCTTGCTGGAGGTTCGGGAACGTGGCCCACATCAAGAGGGCGCAATCCTTGGCGGCCAGGGCCTGGACTGGCAGAGCCTTTATTTCGTCCGGCGCCATGGTGGGATAGTGGCGCGCCGCTGCGCCGTTTCCCTGCTGGCGGTAGCTCCAGGGCGGGTCGGCGTAAATCACGCCGTAGCCGTCACCCGCCGGGGCGTGAATGTCAACTATTGACATCTTGGCTTTTTCTCCTTTCCTTTTCGTCCCGCTCCTCTGCTGCGCCGTAGGGTTTCCAGCAGCCCGTGTTAATCCAGCGGCGGTACATTGCCGACAGCAGAGAGTGGAGCCGCCGGGCTTCCAGTTCGTTGATCTGGCCCTGGTATTCCAGCGTCCCTATCGCGGCGTGTAAGACGTTTACCAGCTCCTCGTCGGTGCGCATGGTGTGTGCGGCGTCGGCCTGGGTGGTCGTGATCTCGCCCGCCGGGGCCAGGGGCGTTCGCTTTTCGGCTGGATTCTCGTACTTGTCGCAGGATAGCACCCTGTCCGATTTCTCGCTGCACTCGTCCCAGTGGAGGCAGGAGTAGCACATGGTCGCGGCGTGTTCCGGGTGGGCGTCGTCGGCAAAGGGTGCAGCAGCCGCTGTCGCGTCCTCTGCGGCGTTTTCTGCAGTCTGGCTTGTAGGCGGCTGGATTCTGTCCGGCGCGCCTTTCAGCGGCGCGTCTGCGTCGCTCTGGCTGCCCGCTGCCACCTCTGCGCAGCATTTCGGGCAGGTGGTGTGCTTCTTACACCAGGCGCAGCAGCCAGCACAGCCGGAGGTTGCGCCGTCTCGGTAAAAGCTCAACAGGTTCTCCGCATTGTTGCAGTTGTGGCTGTTGTCACACTCGCAGGGCCGGGCGGCGTATTTCTGGCGGAGGTATTCGCGGGTTGTCGCCGCGCGGGCCTTGGCTACATCCTGCTTTGTGATCGGCTTGTCCTCTCCCTGGGCTGTGTTCTGCTGCACCAGCTGGGCCTGTGCGTCCGTGGGCAGAGCCGCCGCTGCGGTTGCCGTGGTGAAATTCAGCTTTCCGTCCTCCATGGCCTTTCGCAGCTCCGGCGACAAGCTGTTGCTGATCTTCTCCAGCGCCGCCAGCGTGCCGTCGGCCTCGTCCATGATTGCGGCCATGTGATCGCGGAGTTTTCCCTCTGTGAGGTCGCGTCCGTAAAAGTCCGCGCCTGCTGCCCGCATTTCTTCCAGCGCTTTCTTTAGGCCCTCGTATTCCTGCACGCGATCCGCTGCGGTTTTGTTTCGCTGCGTGTTCGCCAGGATCACGGCCAGGCGTTCCTCCGCCTCGCTGCCTTTCGGGATCACTTGGCAAGTTACCACCTTGTACTCCGGGTAGCCGCTGTCTACCAGTTCATGGAGGGCCAAAAGGCGGCGTTCTCCAGATACCAGTCTGTAGTCGCCCTGTTCCGCCGGGTCGTAGACTACTACCAGGTTATGATAGAGCCGCCCAGCGACCAGAATCGACCGTGCCAGGCTGTCTATGTCGTCCAGGCTGTACTGGTTTAGCTGATTGCGGTAAATGTCGTTTATGTCAATCTCTTTCGTGCGGAATCGTGCGGACGGTGTAGCCTTTACGCCCGCCTTGCTGGCGGTGTTAAGTCCGTCCAAAATGCTGCGCCCTGTCATTTCGTTTCTACCTCGCTTTCATCGTTCCAGGCCATGACCTCATAGGCCAGGGCCTCGTAGTCTTTCGTCACGCCACAGCGCGGGCTGTATACAGGCAGCGGCAAGGTCGCCGCCGTGTAGGATTCTGCGATCACGGAGCGGCGGATCGTCGTCAGTGTGACGCGGTGGCCCAGGCTGCGCAAGTGTGCCATTACTGCCTTGTGCGTGTTGCTCTTGCCGAACATCACAGGCAGCACCCACAGTTCCAGGCCGTCGTTTAGCTGCCGCAGTTCCTCCAGCTGTTCACGGACGCGCAGGAGGCCGTCCACCTCAAACCCGCCGGGCTTAACGGGGACGATCCAGAGGTCTGCCGCTACCAGGGCATTTAATGCAGCCATATCCAACAGGAGACCGCAATCTATGACGGCGTACTTGTATACGTCGGAGACGGCGGCCAGGCGCTCCTGGAGGCGGTGTACCTGGTCGTTTACAGTGTCGGCGGCCACGTCCACGTTTGCGTCCATGAGGGCCGCAGAGGCGGCCACAACGTCCACACGCACCGCCGGGGCCTTTTTCTTTGGCTGCCATTCGCGGGTCTGTTTGAGGTCGTCCACGCCGGCAGCGTCGGTGCCCGGCTCCAGCAACTTCTCCACGCCCCAGGCGGTGGGGTCGTATGCTCCCATGATCTGGGAGGCGTTGCCCTGTTGGTCGGCGTCGATCAGCAGCACCGGGCCGTCCAGCTGGGCCAGGTCATAAGCAAGCGTGGTGGCCGTGGTGGTTTTGCCCGTGCCGCCCTTCTGGGCCATGATTGCAATAATTTTCACGTTTCTGTCCTCCTTTGCTCTTTCGGGTGGGTTTGGCCGGGGCGCAGCTTTATGTAGGCGTCTATGGTTTCGATTGCCTCCTGGGCGGAGTAGCAGACGGCCACGAAATAGCCCGCGCGGGCCAGCCGTTCCAGCCATTTCTCCTGGGCTGCGGTGGTTTTGTTCGGCTTTACTTTCATTTCGACGCGGAGGCCGTGGTATATGCCTTTCGGGCTGTCCAGGATTAGATCGGGGACGCCTGGCCGCAGTCCCAGGCGTTGCTGGCGGGCTGCCTCCGCCTTGCTGCGCTTGCCCTCGTTGGGGACGTGGTAGAGGTTCAGCAGTTCCGGGTGGGCGGGAGACATAAATGCGGCCCACTGGATCACGACCTCCTGCTCTCCGTCCTCCGTTCGTTTCTCGCATTGCTGGCGCATTGTTTGTTTTCGGCTCCTTTCGGCTCATTTTTCCGCTTTTTTGAGTGTAAAAGTCTCTGTTTAGTTCACAATACAGGCGCGGGCCGGACACGCTATCCTGTCCTTTGTTCCTATCGGCTGCAATACGGCAGTTTCCCAGCCGGGCGCAGTGTAGTCCACGGACACGACGGCGAAACGGCGGTATTTTGCCATCTTGCGTTGGATCACGTCTGGCAGCCGTTCCAGCAGTTCCGGCTTGCCCGTGATCGTCACCAGGTCGCCCGGCTGGCAGCGTTCCCGCAGCACGGCGCGGAGGTAGAAATAGCCGTTTATACCATTGTGGCGGGCCTCTGCGGCCTCGCACCAATAAAGCGGGTATTTCTTTTCCATCGTGGCGAACATATCCGCCGGGGCTTTCGCCAGGGCCTCGACCTTGTGGCGGCCAAAGGCTTGATGGTTTTTGTGTTCCACCGGGCGGCGCAGATTTTTGGAGGCCGTCCAGCGCTTCTTGTACTTTATGTCCTCGGTGTCGCTGGCGTGCGGTTTCGTGATGTAGTAGGCCAGGCCAGAGAGGCCGCGCTCGTCCAGGGTGAGGTATTCAACAGTGTTTTTTCTGCCCAGGCCCCAAAGCTCTACTACCTCGTCCATAGGCAGCCCGCCGTCCAGTACCAGGTGGTAGTGTGTGCGGACGCGGCGTCCATTCTTTGTCCAGTCGGTGACGTATACATAGCGCGCTGGCTCCAGTCCGCGCTTTTTGCGGCGGTAGTTTATGCGCTTGATATAGTTCTGGAATAGGCGCAGCGCTTCTTCCATCGTCTGCGGTTCTTCTCTTGGTAGGCACGTAAGCGTTACCCAGTAGTCGTCCGGGCCGAAATTCTCATTGATCCGGCGCTCGCACTCTTTGCGGCTGTTTCTGTCGTTCAAATTGCGCTGTGCCTCTCGGTTGCTGCGATCTTTCGGCAGATTTCCTGGCAGGTGGGTAAAGTCTGGGAATATCTCCACGTCAAACTGGTGGCCGTGCTTTACGGTTTTGGTCGCGTAGACGACGCGGCGCTCCCGGTCTATCATCTCCTGGACTTGTTGCTCTGTCAGCTGATCCAGGGGCAGCTCGTAGGCGCTCTCGTAGTCGTAGGGCTGCCACTTCCCGGCAGAGGGGCGGCGGCCTTTCTGTTTCTTTGGCTGGATAGGGAGCAAGCCCTGGGCGGCGGTGAGGTTCTGCTCTGCCGCGCCGCCCTTTTCCGTTGTGGCTGCGGCCAGGTTCTGCCGGGCGGCTTGTCTGCCATTCTGGGGCGCTGCGCCCCCAGCCCCCAGCCTGGGCTGTGCTGCTTTTCTTGCCATAGTGCGATAGCTGCCTTTCGTCGAAACATTAGTACCTATCACAAGGGCGTTATAGGGGCCTTTCGGCCCCTGGTTTTGCGGTTGACGTGGCGGCGCTACCGTGTTATATTTTTAGTAGGCCGCAGCGTTCCAGCGTTGCGTCCGCCCTTATGATGCTGGGCCAGTGTCGGTTGTCAAGCCGTTAGACACTGGCCCCTTTTTTGTTCTTTTTCAGATTGTCCATGTAGCTGTCGGCAGCCTTCGTCCTGGCTGCCGTCTTTTTGAGTTCATTCCGGCAAATTCCTATGTACCAGTCCTCAAAGGCCCAGCGCACAGCGTCGGACGTTTCGGTGTTGCCCGTGCGGATTTTCCAGCCCTTGTATGCCTCCAGGGCTGCGCCTGTCAGCGGCACAAGGTAGCCATAGTGTGCCGGGTGGCTCCATGGTGCGCTCTTGTCTTTGCTGTGGTCGATCTGGCCGCCGTCAAAGGCGCGGCGGCGCTTTTCCTCCCAGCGGCGAAGCCAGGCTTTGCTGTCCTGGTTCCGTTGCCAGTACGGCCTCATGCGCTGCGCGCGGCCTGGATCGGCTGCACGTCAACGGACACGCGGCAGCCCTCACGGTCTGCCAGGATGTGCGCCAGGGTTTTATAGAACTTTTCAACATTTAAGCCTTGCATGGTTCAAACCTCCGCCCGCATTATGCGGGCTTTTTCTGTTCCGGCTGATCCGCCGGGGTGGTGTCGGCGGTGCAACAGTTGGCGCGGGCTACCATGTAGCCCAGGACAAACTGCTGCGCCTCGTAGGACAGGCGGGAAAAGTCCCGCACCGTGGCTTGCACGATTTCGCGCTTGTTCATTCGTTGCTCCTTTCGTTTTTGTCATACCAGCCCGCCATGTTGCCGCTGCTGTCTCGGCAGGGTGTAGCGCCGCTGGGTAGTTCGGTTGGTGTGCGGCCCGTGTGAAGCGTGTACAGCTGCATGGGCTGCGCGTGGTGTTCGTCCGGCTCGCCCCATGCGATCACGCGGGCCAGCTTGAAATATTCCGGGCTTTCGCCTACGGCTGCATATGCCCGGCAGTCCGTGCGCTGGCCCCGGATCATGCCCAGATAGTCGTCGATTGCCAGGTGGAGGCGCTGGCCGTCTGCTGTGATCGTGAGCCAGTCCGCCAGCTCCACGCCGTTCTCCAGCATATAGCCGGGCATAGTCTTGTCATTCTTCGCTCCGTGGGTGATTACGTAAAAAAGCACTGCAAACGTTGCGGGCTGTTCCTGCTGGAGTGCCGGAGCGCGCAGACACTGTGCAAAGTTCGTCATTTTGCCGCCGCCTCCCGTTCCCGTGCGTATTCGCGGTAGTCGCCCCGGATCACATCCCGCCATGTGCGGCCCTTGTCGTCGCGGTGGGTGTGGTCAAAGATCACTGTTTCATAGATCGGGAACATATACAGCAGATCGTCACCTGCGACGCTTGCGTGCGTCTTTTCGATTACAGCACGCGGCAGTTTCGGGATGTTGCGGAGGTAGCAGCGCATAGTCACGACGCCGCCCTGGAATACATCAAACTCCAGGATCAGGCGCGGCTGTTCCCAAAAGCGCTGGCCGTCCGTCACCATTCGGCACTCCCGCGTGTGCATCATGGCCCAGGCCGTGCCATCGTCTATTTCTGGGTCGATTCCTGCCGCGCGGCATTGCTTGGCCTTGTATTCCAGTTCTGTGATCTTTTTGTATTCTTCGTTCGTCATTTTGCCATATCCTCCTAAAATTCGTTACGCCAGCCAGACGGCGGCGCACATCAAAACCAGCAGCCACACAAGGCCGCGCAATTTCTGCAAAACCCACCATAGGGCCAGCCACGCTGCCGCATCAAGCGCCAGCAGCGCCAGCACGGTAAACAGGGCGCGCAGTGGTTTCTTCATTCGCTCGTTTCTCCTTTCTCCCAGCAGTAGCGGTAGCCGTCCGGCGCTATGCCTGGGCGTTTCTTACTACGGTGGTTGCAAGCGTCCGCAATCGTTTGGCCGCAGCAAAACGCAGCCCGCCCGGCCTCGCGCGCGCTCTGGAAAATCTGCACGACCTCGCCTGTTGCCGGGTCAATTTTCAGCACACAGCGGGCATCTATGCCGCGGTTGTGTTTCTTGCCCATCTCGCTTAGCGTCATCGGTTGCAGGTTCCAGTAGGCCCAGTTGCTTTCCAGCCCGTCCTTGTGTACTAGCCGCATATTCTGCGGCAGCCCCCGGAAATAGGTTTCGCGCATGATCGCGGACGCGGTCTTGCAGATCGTGCGGCCCTCCGGCGTGGTGAGCTTGTACTCCCGGTTTCTGCCGCGCCTCACGCCGCGCATCCGCGTGTCTTTGCTTTTTCGCCTCCGCCAGACTGTGCCGTCTATGCGGATGTAGTAGCGCCCGCCAAAGCCCGGTACATCCATCTGTTGCGGGACGTCGGCGCGGGCTGTCTTGCCGCCGTCCATGTAGCTGTCACGCGCTGGCATATCAGCCCGCCGTCTTTTCCAGCGGACACTGCGCGCACACGTCGTCCAGCTCGTCCTGGTCTTTCAAAACGTGCGGGTTCATGCAGCGCTCACAGAGCGCGGCGCGGTCTGCGTCGTCCAGCAGCTGGCGGCGTACCTTGTGCAGCATTACGGCAGCAGTGCGCAGTACGCCGCGATCTCTGGCCCGCTTGATTCTGGAGCCGTTCACAAGGTCTACCAGGTCACGCTCCATTCTTGCCAGTGCTGCGGCATCCGTGCTGGTGTTGCGCAGCTCCTGCCGGGTCATATCCGCCAGCAGTATGTCAATTTTGCGCTGGTTCTCCGTGGCCAGTGCCTGGGCCTCGGCCACTATCTTTTCGTATTCTTCCATGTTTTTCTCCCTGTTTCGGCCCTCCCTGGGCCATCATCGGCGGGGCGGATCAGCCCCAGACAGGCGGCGGGCTGCTGCCCCGCCGGGGTGGGTTTATTCTTTGGTGGTGGTCTGGCGTCGGAGGTAGTCGTCGCACTCCCAGACAATGCCGTGGCCGTCCGTTTTTGTCACGCCGTAGCATTGCAACTCACAATACAGGAAATACTCGCCCGTGTTGTACTGGCAGCTTTTGCAGAGGTCTTTATTTTTCATTGCGGCGGCCTCCCTGCTGGTTCTGCCGGGCTACCAGATAGCCCAGGACAAACTGCTGCATATCGGGGCGCAGGGCCTCAAATTTCTGCGTGGTTTCGCGGATCAGTTTCTGCTTTTCGTTCATTGTTTTGTTTCCTCCTGTGTTGTTACGGTCTGGCCTCCAGCTCTACCACGCGCAGGGCGTCGGCTGTTTTCTGGTTGTACTTGGCAATGCGGCGGCGTTCCTGCGCCAGCAGCGCCTGTGCGCTTTTCAGTGAGGCGCGGCAGCCTACCGCGTCCCACTTGTTTGTGGCCCCCGGCTTTGTCGGCAGCACGACAGCGTGCGTGTAGCGGTGGGTCTCGGATGTGCGGATCAGCTCGCCGTCAAAATAGAATTTCATGGCCTTGGCCTCCTTAAAATTCCTGGGCTTCAAAATTGCGGAGGGCGGCGTCGGCGTCGTAGTTTTCCCGCCGTGCTTCATCGTATGCCGCCTGTGCTGCCGCTACGGCCCATTTTGCTGCGGCCACGCTCATATCGTCCGTTGCGGCGGCGATTGCCTTTAGGTCGTCCTGTCTTTCGTTATATACTTTTCTGGTGAGTTCCAGCGCATTGTTGCGGGTTTTAACTTCCTTTTTCAGCAGTTCGTGAATTTTTTCAAGTGTTGCAATAGTCATTTTCGGCTCCTTTTCCCCGGATCGCGTCCGGCTCTCGCTTTTGCAGCCTTTATTCTGCTTCGCTGTTTATGTACCCATACCAGCAGCTTTCGCAGTCGGTGAACTCCTTGCACCCATCATCGTGCCTGTCATTCCATGGCGGGCATCTGAAATTCTTTTCAAAGACTTTTACCATGTTCTTTTTAATATCTTCCGATGGTTCGCTGAGCTTCATTCCTTTTGTCAATTCTTGAAAAACCGTCATTTTTCTTTCCTTCCTCCCCGTCGCGTGGGGCCTGTTTCAGCCCTCCCTGGGCCATCGTCAGCGGGGCGGATCAGCCCCAGACAGGCGGCGGGCTGCTGGCCCGCCGGGGTGGTGGTTTACCTGGCTTCGCGGTAGGCTTTGATACTGCCGCGCACATAGACGCGGCCTCTCATAACTTCGACGGCCTCCAGCGCGGTTTCCACCAGATTGACCGCGCCGCGATCCGTGGCGCGTCCGGCCAGATATTCGGCGGCCAGCTCGTCGGTCATGGGCAGAATAAAGGCGGCTTCGCCCTGTTCATAGTCGCCAGTCTGTAGCGGATACATCGTGTCGTAGGTTACTTCAATGTTTTTCATGGTGTTTGCCTCCCCTTATTCCGTTTCCTGTGCCTGTCGCTGTGCTTTGATCTTGTCGTGGATTTCCGCCCACATTTCTGCGGTGCGTTCTTTGAGTTCTCGGAAGTCGTCGTCTGTCGCTTTCCTCGCCTCTCGGCTTGCGTCATATTTCAAAGCAGTGGCGGCCAGTAGAATGTATTTCACTTCTTTTTCTGTTAAGGTGATCGTGATTTTCTTCTCCATGGTGTTCTCCTTTGCTCCCCGTCGCGGGGCCTTGAAAATTTATTTTGTTTTCGTGAGCCTTAACTCTGTGAATATTATATTCTGCTTAGTGTAGTTTGTCAACGTGTTTTCTTAACTTAGTGTAATTTTTGACTTTATGCACAATGTCTTAGTTTCGTTTTTGTTTAACTTAGTCAAAATTGCAGCCTTATAGGCCCCGTTGACAGCTATTTCTGCACGAGTTATCCTGCAAAAAAGAAACCCCAGGCGTTGCAGCGCCTGGGGTTCCCGGAGAGAAAAAGGAGAAATATATGCAGTTGAGAATGTCTAATACATGGCCAGGGCGGAGCAAACGCCCCGGCCAGTGCGAAAGGAGGTGAAAATGCTATGAGCTTATCTAAAGCAGCGGTCCAGCTGTTACGCTGGAGCCAAAGCGGCGGGAACAACATAAACGATTTAGGCCTGTCTGTTCCTACCTTGATCCGTGCTGCCAAAGAATTAGAGAAAGCCGGGCTTTCTTCTGAAATTATGGGCAGCGACGACGGCATAGAGGGCGTAGTCCTTACAGCCGCCGGGGAGGCTTACAAAGTGTAAGCCGTTACTGGTGCGGTCATACTTGGCCGCACCAGTTTTTCATAATCCCCCGCAGTCTGCACGTCCTTTCGTGCATCTTGTCTTTCAATGCCACACGCACCGCGCCGGGTGCAGCGCGTGGCACAATGCCGCGCCATTGCAGGGTTTTGAGGTAAAGGAAAAGCAGCGGGCGGCAGTAGCCAGCGATCCGGCGCGCCGGGCCATACTTGCAGCAGCTTTTCGGAATCAGCGCCCGGTCTTTGTCCAGTGTGTTGTAGCACTGGATCATGCAGCGCCCGCCGGGTATGCCTGTGCAATCTTTATTTTTTGCCGGGTCGCATACATAGTTACGCCAGCACGGGGCCTCGCCCCGGCAGAGGTGGGCGCAGCGCTTATGTTGGCCGCGCTCGGTGCATTGGGTCGTTTTTCTTTTCTCCACGTTGGCCTCCTATTTCTGCGGCGGCTGCTGGGCCGCCTCGTTGATCCGCCGGGCCGCTTTTGTGGCGCGCCATACTGCCCGGCGTAATTCTTCCATTGCAAGGAAAATCTCGGCAGACTGCGGCGGGGTGATTTCCTCGTGCAGCCATACCTCAACATGGATGCGTGCGCCCTCCGTCTCCATGTTGTAGTCGTACAGGTCGGCCTGGCGGCGGCGCGTTTCCTTGCGGTTCGGCGTCGGTGCGGTGTAGCTTGGTTCTGGTGGTCTGTTCATCGTCGCGGCCTCCTTAACTCTGTATAAATTCTATTTCAAAATATTTTCTCTGTCAATCTTGACTCTGTGAAGTTTTCATGTTATTATCATGTTAAAGGAGGTTTTCATATATGGATAATATCCCCGAACGGGTCAAATTTGTTCGCAAGTCTGCCCATCTTAGCCAGGTGGAGTTTGGCGCGCGGCTTAGTGTTACAGGTAGCGCGATTTCAAACATTGAGGCCGGGACGCGGGCCATCACCGAGCGCATGAAACTGGCAATCTGCAAAGAGTTCAATGTCGATTACGGCTGGCTCACCACAGGCCAGGGTGAAATGTTCGTGAATACGGACGACGCGCTGGGCGGGATCGTTGACAGTATCATGCAGGGCGACAACGCCCTGGCAAAGTCCATTTTTAAGGGGTTCGCGCAGTTCGACGAGAACGACTGGGCGCGGCTGCGGGACTTGATCGACAAATTTCTGGCTGGGGCAGTTCCTGCCGAAATCATGGAGCGCTACATGGACGACGCCGCGATCCAGCGCATGGAGGACGGCCTGGGCAAGAACAACGCCGCCTTTATGTACGGTTACGCCGTCGGCCTGGGTGAGCGTGAAAAGAAAGAAAAGGACGGCGGCCAGTAAGGGCCGCCGCCTTTTTGCTTTGATTTTTGTATTACGTTAAGGTGCTTTATTATGTATAAACGACTTATTTTATTGCGAAAAACTCTCAATATCACACAAGCGGCGCTTGCCAAAAAAATAGGTGTCACGCGCTTTGCGATTTCTAACTACGAATCAGGTATGCGAAATATTACCAATCGCACAGTGCGCCAAATCTGCGCAGCGTACAACGTCAGCTATGACTGGCTCACTACCGGGCAGGGCGAAATGTTTGTTTCTGCTGGCGATTCTCCGGGCAAGGCTGTGGACAGCATTATGCAGGGCGACAACGATTTTGCAAAGCTCGTTTTTAAGTGCCTTGTGCAATTTTCGGACGACGATTGGGAAAGGCTGCACGCCCTGTGTGATACCGTTCTGGCTGCTGTCGAAAAAGCAAAGAACAGCGGCCAGTAAGGCCGCTGCCCGTTAATGTAGGGTGATCTGCTGCACGAAATTATACACACGCCGCATTATGTCCAGGTCTGCGTCGTGCAACAGTGCCTTTATTGCTTGCCAGTATTGCGCCCTGTTCATTTCTCCGTCGCCTCCTTTGTTTCGACTATACGCCGGGGCGGACGGCTGCGCAATAGTTTGGGCCGCTATTTCTCAATATTGAGAAATAGCCCCGGCGCGGCTTGATTTTCCTGCACGCCGGGTGCATACTCACTTAAAAGGGCTGTCAAACAAGGCCGTGATCCGCGTATCTGTCGCGGCTGCTATGGCCTCCAGCTGATCCAGTCGCGGCATGATCTGGCCGTTTTCTATGCGATCCAAAGTGCTGCGGCTTATCCCGGTTCGCTGTTCCAGCTGCTGGAGTGTCAGCCCGGCCCGCTGTCTGGCCTCCCACACAAATATGCGCAAGCACTGCCCCTCTCTTAAACACAAAAAGGCCGCCCCCGTGTTGGCGCACGGAAACGGCCAAAGAACGCGCTGCACGGCTTTTGTGCCATACTTCACGCCCTCACAGCACAAAGTATAGCACAAAAACGCCGCGCGGCATAGTACCTTTGTACAATTTCGCGGGGTGTTTTTATTATGTTGTACGGAAAGCCACAAAATTATGCGTGGTATCGCGCAAGAGTTATTTTATACATACGTGTGTCCACGGACGAACAGGCCCGGCACGGCTACAGTCTGGGTGCGCAGCGTGAGGCGCTGCGGGAGTTCTGCGACACGTTCCAGTGCCAGATCGTGGCGGAGTACAGCGACGACGGCGTGAGCGCTCGAAAAGAAATACAGCGCCGCCCCGGCCTGTTGCGCGTGCTGGAGGCCGTAAAGGCTGGCGGCGTTGACTATGTGCTGTTTATAAAGTTGGACAGGTGGTTCCGCAGTGTGCGGGAATATTACCGCGTGCAGGATGTGCTGGACGCTGCCGGGACGAACTGGAAGGCAATCTTGGAGGACTACGACACCAGCACGACGAACGGGCGGTTAAACTTAAATATCCGCCTGTCCGTCGCCCAGGACGAGAGCGACAGAACGGCGGACAGAATAAAGTTTGTATTTTCGGAGCGGGTAAAGAACGGCGGCGCGATCTTCGGCTCCAAATCTCTGCCGTATGGGCTGGAGGTGCGCGGCCACCGCGTGCAGATCGTGGAGGATCAGGCTGTAATCGTGCGGGCGTTCTTCGATCACTATGAGGCTGTACACAGCGCACGCAGTACGCAGGTCTGGCTGCGCGATCAGTGCGGCGTCGATCTGCCCCGTAACGCGATAGGTCGGATGCTGCGGAACGGTTTGTACTGCGGCCAGTACCGGGATAATAAAAATTATTGCCCGGCCATTATCTCCCCGGATCAGTTCCAGCGTGTTCAAGAAATCTTGGCAAGGCAGGCCTCCGGCCACACGCGGCAAAGCAAGTACAGCTATGTGTTTACGGGTCTTTTGCGTTGCCCTGTCTGCGGCTGCACCTTGAAAGCGTTCCCTCAGTTCGATCACAAATTGAACCGGCTGTATCTGCGGTATCGCTGTACGCAGCACTGGATCGAAAAGCGCTGCACCTGGAAAACGACGCCCTGGGAGCCGCGCCTGGAGGATTGGCTCCTGGATCATATCCAGCCGCAGCTGGACGCCTACATAGCACAGTTTGACGTGCAGGAGGCCCAGCGGCGGCGCGCCGTCGTGGACGTGGGCGCGATCCAGCGGAAACTGTCCCGGCTGCAAGACTTGTATGTGGATGGCGTTATTGACCGCGCGGCGTATGATGAAAAATACCGCGCTCTGATCCAGCAGCAGGACGCAGCAGGGGCTGCGCGCGCCGCACAGAGCGCCGAACGCGATCTCGGCCCGCTGCGGCAGCTCCTGGCCGGAGACTTCCGCAGCATATACGCCACGCTGTCACCGCAGGAGCGCCACACGCTCTGGGCGTCTGTTATAGACCGTATCGTGGTAAAGGACGGGCGGTACGGCCACATCGACCTTGATGTTATTTTTTTGCCCTAACATTGTATTAGTACATCGTGCCGCTCGGTGCCGTCCAGTCTCATGTAGAAGCTGACCGCACAGGCCGTGCCGTCGTCGCCCTCGTAGTCATACATGAACAGCGAGATGCAGTCGTTGTACGGGTAGATATTGAAGTTGTATGCCTCGCTGTCGTCAATATGCTGATCCAGCACCCAATCGCTGCCGTCCAGAATCGGCTCAATGTGGTCATCATAGACATTGACCCACATCGTGATGACCGGGTCATCGGGCATACCGTCGCGGTAAACCTCAAAGTAGTGGCTGCCGTCCTCGCTCTCACCGATGTAGCCCCAGCAATCGTAGGTGTCGGTGTCAAAGTAGTCGCGGTTCGGCACATTCTTGTAGTTTTCCATCCGGAACCAGCCGTACCAGTTGGTGTTGCCCAAATCAGCGTAGGTGTTGCCGTCATCGTAGGTGTAGGGCGGGTCAGGCTCATCCGTGCCGTCGGTGCCGTCAATCAAGCCGTCGCCGTCATATTCGCCATCGCCGCCGTCCAGCAAGGCGGGGTCAATTTCAGGCTTGGTGTCGCTGCGCTTAAAGACCATGGTCATACCGTCAAACTCAATGGTCAGCAGGTCACCCTCGCGGGTGTAGGTCATGGCCGGGGTATTGGGGTCGGTCAGCGCATAGAAGTTGCCGTCCTTCCATTGGAAGGTGACAAAATCCTCCATGTAGGTTTCGCCGGTGCCGTCCGCACGCAGCTCAATGTAGAAGTCCTCCATATCGACGAGGGCAAGCTCCTCCTTGGAGAGGGTGTACTCGCTGTCGGAGGCGGATTCCAGCACATAGATGCCCACATCGGTATCGCTGCCTGCGGTGGTGCCCTGGGTCATGTTGTCACCGTCCAGAGGCTGCTGCATGGTGCTGCCGGACTTGACGAAGTAGAGCGTCACGCCCTGTCCCTGCACATCGTTCAGGGTCAGGATCTCGTCTTGCAGGGTGCCGGTGCAGTTCAGGCCGCCGCAATCCAGCTGGAAGGCCCCGCCGTTCAGCGTCCACTTGCCGTAGGACTTGGTGCCGTCCACCGTTACAACGCACTTGCCCTTATCATTCAGGTCCATCAGGAACCCGCTGCCGAAGGCATCCTCGACCTGCGTCACGGAGCCGCCGATCTCGGCGTAGGCTGCTTCCCAGGTGCCCTGGTTCGGGTCACTGGCGTTCGGCTTGCCGGTGCGGATGGAGCCGCTGATCATTGTTACGATGATCATAAGCAGGAATATCACCGGGATGGCGATCAGGATCATCCGCTTGGGGGTCATTGGTGCGCGGGGGCGCTTGGGCTTGCCACCGGGGGCCATATTGCTGTAAGGGTTGCCG